TCAACCACCAGTGATTACCTACACTCCTTCATCAACCACTACAACACCTAGTCCAACTGCGAGTCCTACTGAGACAACTACAACAACGGAGACTACAAATGCCCCTGCCGTTACACCTGATAGTTCTACACCATCTGTTAATACAACAGCCCCACAAGAAACTACACCAGCTCCACAACAGCCTCAACAACCTCAACAACAAACTCCACCATCAACTCCGCCGAGCACCCCTCCTCCTAGTCCTCCTCCTTCTGGTGGCGGCGGGTCTGGTGGATCGGGTGGCGGAGGCTACGGAGGTGGATACTAATGGCAACTGAACCAAAAGTTGTTAGTACAACTGATAATGAATATTTCATTACCAATCCAGGCTTTCGTGTCACTTCTGGTGTCAAAATTACTGATGGAAACTTAAAGGGACAAGAGACAGACTATTCTGTAATCACTGATAATAACCAAGGCATTTCTTTCTATAAGAATGGACTTCAAAAGTTAGTTGTAAATGGATGTTCATACGAAACTGTAGGTATAAGAGGAAAGGAGGACGAACCCAGTAAAATTATTTGTGCTGCATACGGACATATTGTGATAGAAGCTCAAGATGGTGATATATTATTAAAGGGTAGAAATATAAGATTTGATGCCTCTGGTGAACTTACTATGAGAGGAGGCGAGCAAATCTACATAGGAAAGACTCCTATTCTCAACTTAGATGCCAGTAACACAAATGTTCTTGGTACTAAGAACCTTTCTCTTGGTGGTAACTTCGTTGAGGTCTCTGGTGGATCATCAGTTGATATAGGTACACAAACCGATAAGATACAGGGTGGATTTCTTGGCGCTTTGATCGGTGCCTTCGATAGATTTAAGGACTTCTTATAATGGCAGCAACGGCTTCGATAGGAATGTTCGGTGACAAGGTTGTCATCGGAGCACTAGACACATCATTTTTGCCAGGCATACCGAAGGTATTTCCTGGCACTTTGGTGGCGAATGGTCCTGCATACTTTGGATTAGTTCCTAATATTGGAGTTCCAATGGCAACGGTCATGATTGGACCTCCAATGAGTTTTCCAGCACCATTATCTTTACAGGTTCATGGTATATCCAATTACTATGGGGTATTAAATGTCATAGCAGTCAGTAACTTTACAGGATTGTGTACAAAGTTTGGTGCTACGATTAGAAACTCCGCAAGTATTACAAATGGTATTAATACCATGAACGGATTGAAGGTTGGTAATGCCATATCTCAATTCAACGCAAATATAAATGTTGCTGGATTCGCTACCATAGCTGGTTTACTTGCAGTTGGTGGCAACATAACTTGTGCAAAGATATTTGCAGGTTTTGGGGCATTTGGTTCAGTTGCTGCACCTTTCAAAAAGTTTGATATTCCGCACCCATCTAAAGGAGAAGGTCATCGTCTTGCACATGCTTGTATTGAGGGTCCTGAGGTTGGTGTATATGTTAGAGGAGTATTGAAAGGAGAGAATGTGATTGAACTGCCAGACTATTGGAAAGATCTGGTTCATGAGGATAGCATAACAGTTCATTTAACTCCTATTGGAATTAATCAAAATTTGTGTTATACTGTTTCAAAAGGAGATACATTAAGTATAATAGTAAATCCACATAATTTCAAAACTCACAACATACGTTGCAGTTATCTAGTCTGTGCTGAACGTAAAGATGTTCCTAAATTAGTTGTAGAATATGAGGGAGATGGAACCTAATGGCTGCTGATCCAAAGAAAATTGCGAAAAGATTACGAGATAGTAACGAAACCCAAAAACAAGAGGGTAAAGTTCTTGCAGAACAGTTAGCATTGACTGATGCACTCATTGACGAGTTCGATGAGATAATTATTAAACTGGATAGTAAACTACCTCCACTCATTGATCCCATCAACACAGCAATAACGGCTGTTCAAAATGCGTATCTGGAGAGAATATCTCATGGATGTAGGAGTGACTTGGCATGGGTTCAAGTAGGGACATCTGATTTTAGTAGATTTGGTGATGATGATGATGTAGAAGTACAGGTATGGGAGTGTCAAAAAGATTCTGGCACATATCAGTTCTTAGGATTCTACGGAGCTAAGTATTTCAAGTATCCAAAGAACATGGAGTATGGTGCTAATGTTGTAGAGACTATTGATAACGCTGATGTCAACGTAGGTAGTACTGCCATGGTGATATTCGACGCTGATGCAGAATACTTAACTGGTTTTACCACAGGTAGAAATCCTGGCATTAGAACAGGAGATTTGATTACTGATGCTCTTATAAATCCAACCATATTTCCATCAGGTAATGCTACAAGTGTTCTTGGATTTGGACTGACACCATACCCTGCTGAGGTTTATCCTCTATCTGGATTCTGTACATCTGGTGATAACAAAATTTATGCCGATGGTAAAATTGGTATATTTACACACTTTAGTGTAGGAGATTTTGTATATGGTGATACAGGTAAAAGTGGAGGAGGGATGGTTGCATCTGGAACTACCATCACAGGTATTTCAACTGCTGTAGGTATTATAACTTATACTGATAACACAGGTATTACATCCGCTGCACAAATGGTTCTCAATGTGTTTGAATTGAGTAATGCCGTGAGTATCACAGTTAACAAGGACATAGGAACGTCATTCTACATTGGCATTGTATCTGATTATTACTTTGCAAACTTGAGTCAACAACCTACCACAGCAGGCATAAACAGTTCTTTCATAGTTGTAAGACCAGGCGATATAGAAGATCTTCAGTTTGAATCATCTAAGAATCCAATCGACCCAGTAGAGATTGGTATTGCCAAGAATGTAAACATAGGAAAAGGACACCAATTAGATCTAATTAACAATGGTGATCCTAACATCACCGCACAATGGAGACAGGTTATTGAAGATCCAGAGCCAGCAGTTGGTAATGGTAGAGCTGAATATTATGTAGGAACAACCAACTGGCCTACCTACAGTACAGTTGATGAAGATGGTTCTCCATCTAGCACCACTTATGCAACAGAAGGACAGAGAATTTTTATTGGTGTGGGTGGTACAGATGCTGGTGGAAATGCCATTGGTTACGCTAATGTTCCTCCAGGCGGATCTATACCAGGCGATTGTGGTACATACGATAACGCAATCGTGGTCAAAACACAAGAAATGAATGAATTGATCAACGCAAACGTACCCAAAATAAACCACTATATAAATGGAGCGAAAGCTATGAGGAGTCTGAGGAATGAAGATGAGACTAGGGCTTGGGGTTTCCTACAAGCAATAGGATACATCAATTCTAGACAGAAAACAAACGAAAAAAACGCATTAGCGATAGAAGATTACAACTGGGCAGAGTTTGGGTATGACTTATGATTAAGGTAAAGTATCAACTTAAAGAACATTCAGATGTAAAACTTTTTAAGTTCTTTAAAACCAAAGAACAGGTTGAAAGTTTTAAATCTCAAAACCAACATTATACTTATGATGAATGATTTTTTAGACAATCTTGCTGCAAATCAGTATCAGAAAATGCACAAGAAAAAAACACCTGTGGAGAGACTACATGATGACATGAGAGAATTAGAAGAGAGAAGAATCGCTGAACTAGATGTAGATGGCGAGTATGAGGACTGGCTTTATTAACTATGATACACATTGATTGCAGAAAGCAATTCTTAGATTGGTCACAGTACGATCTGACTAAGGATGAAGTCTATGTTGTAGACTACATGTTTCCGCCTTGGTTTGTTCACCAAGTACATGACATGGTGATGACAGGATACAACTGGTTCTGGGGACATACCAGTGGATATGCCGAAGATGGTAGAGATGTCGGTGCAGACCCAACATGGGAAGAAGCACCAGCATTGAAACAACAAATATTTCCTCCAGACAGAAATGATATTGCACAGGATAGTTCCTTCAAAATGATCTACAGTGCAGTTATGCACACACTTCCATTTGAAGTGGAACTTGGTGAGATAATGATAAATGGACAACAGTGGATACATAATACAACGCCTCATCAAGATTGCACATGTGATAACGGTATAAGTTTTGTTTACTATATTAATAAACATTGGCAACCAGAGTGGGGAGGACAGATAAAGTATAAATTAAATGATGAATGGCAAGGTGTAGACCCTGCCCCAGGCAGAGTTGTGTTCTTCAAGGGGAACATATGGCATCATGGTATGCCACCAAATGAAGTATATCGTGGACTTAGAGCAAGTCTTGTCTACAAAACAATGAGAACTGTACCATTACCTTCAGAATGAAACAAGAAATCTTTGGAATACCTATCTTTCATGATCAGGTTGATGTAACTAAATTTGATTGTATTCCTCTTGCTCCCTTAGAACCCACTTGGGATTCTGGAGTTATGTCTAGTTTCTCATCGCAGAAACAAGAAGAGATTCCAGAATCAATCTGGGGTTACTTATCTGGTGTGGTAGAGAGAAATCTCTATTCAGCACAACTGATGGGAAAGAACGCAAGGTTTGGACATATATGGAGGAATGTTTATAAGAAACATGATTACCAAGATGCTCACATACATCCTAAAAGTCAATGGAGTTATGTGATATATGTTGATGTGACATCAAGAACTGCATTTTTTAATCCTTCAATTCATAACATTCAGAACCATTTTGGTTGCACTTTGCCCCAGTTTCCGTTAGACTATAAACCGAATCTGGAGCCTGGGAGTATAATTATATTCCCATCATTCCTCATGCACATGGTCAACTCAGGCAATGAGGGAACTACAATATCTGGAAACATTTACATGGAATACTCATGACTGACAACAACAGAATGTCAAAGGAGGAATATCTTAAGAAGTGTGAGGAAGTAGAAGATACTGCCTACGCAGAGAAGGGACATCCTCAAACATTTGGCAACAATTTACTTTTGCAAAACATAGATGCCTTCGGTGCTGAGATTGCAAAAATTTCTTCCAGTGTTAGGGCTCTGGAAAGATCGGCTAATGATGCAGAACTTCGGATCATTGGCCTTGAAAAAGAAATCGAAGTTCTATCTAGGGAGGTTGAAATTGGTAAAACGCACACTCACGATTCAAAAGAAGAATCCACAACATAACCAAATCTGGGAGTGGGAAGAAACTCCAGAACTAGCGGCATATATTGCCAAACAAACTGGCAAGAAGGTGTTAAAAGATGGTCCTAAAATACCCGAATCTTAAAGACCATATATTTGAATATGATTTGCTATCTGATCAGGAATGTGATCAGATAGTATCTCTTTTAGATTCTCGTGAATGGGGTGAATTCTCGTGGTATCAGGACTTTGAACAGGTTGATATTGATAAAGAATCAAATATGCAATCAACCGTAACTGCTCCAGAGGCTACAAACATAATACAACCACATATAAATGGTGAGTTGTTTGCTGCTTTTCATGAAAAATATAATTACTATGATGTTGAGGAGGGTCAAACTAGCGGTTCATTTTGGGAAGCTTGCTCAGGTATAAAATTTAATAAGTATAATGTTGGCGATTATTTGAGTCCTCACTACGATCATATACGAGATTTCTTTGAAGGACAATTTAGAGGCATACCTGTTACCAGTGTGGTGGGTGTGTTGAATGACGATTTTGAAGGAGGTGAGTTTAGGTTTTGGAAGGAACACACAGTCAATATAAAGAAGGGAAGTGTGTTAGTATTTCCAGCATTGTACTTGTTTCCACATGAAGTGACTCCAGTTACAAAAGGAGTCAGATATTCGTGGATATCATGGATTGTATAGTCCTGATGTATGACTCAAAAAGACATGTAGGTGGTGTCACCGACATTCTGGACAGGGGTTCGATTCCCCTCATCTCCATTCAAGGGGATGCCCAGGCTTCGACAGGGTATACGGAACATGACTGAAAACCTGCTTGGATAAGCAAAACACAGATGCTAATAACATCGACACCGCTGCGAACAACATCGTAGCATTCTCTCGTGTTCTCACAAGAGAATTTGCCCGCACTGACGAACTCGTCACTGCCTAAGGGGCAATCGGGGATTAGTCACTCCTTGTTAACCAAGTGACTGTGGGGGCTTTGCCCCCTCCTATATAAATTAAAACACTCATGAGATTACAATTCTGGTATTCAAAAGATATTAAAGAGTGGCATTGGACACTTCACACCAGACATTATGCCCCCGAAGGGCAGAATTACTACCACACCTCTGGATCAGGAACTAATGTGAGAGAGGTTATGGACAAAGTTGCCTCAGAAGTTGAACATTTAGTAGAAGAAAGAAACAAAGATGTTTGAATTAAGTGAAAAGTTAGAAGTTGTTGCTATCAATGAGATAGGACCTGAGAATAGGTCTGCTATGTTGATAGATAATTTTTACCAGAATCCTGATGAGATAAGGAATCTGGCACTTAGATTACCAAAGAGAGAAGATATACCATTAGTTAATCATCACTCAGGAACTAGATCAGTTCTTGAAACTGAGGAGTTACGGAAGAACACTGAAAGATTATTCAAAGAATTACTCTATGATGACCAATTCTGGGGTAGACCAACAGATAGAAGTTTTGTAGAGAAGAACATGGATTTCATGCCATTCCTAGTGGATTGGATTGACCAAGATACTGTTGCTAAACAACCATTACAGTTACTACCACATCAAGTTTACTATGCAGAAAACCCAAGTCCATTTCAATTTACCATAGAAATTTTTCTCAATAAAAATATGCCCAACTGCGGTGGCACTGATGTTTGGTCATTTGCTGGAAAGACTTCTGTTCAAGAGGACATGAAGAATATGTATGCAGATGCTGATGCTTTCTCACTTAGAAAAGATGTTTATGAATCAGTTCTTGCATGGAAACAATGTATGATGTTTGGTATGGAATACAATAGAGCGATTATTATTCCCGCTGATATGTTGCAAGCACCATTTGTTACGGCAGGCATGTATGAAGAGGAAATGAGGTTGAGTCAAAGACTGTTCTTATAGATAGTCATTTGATCCTGTCTAAATAGGTTAGAAGAAATTTTATAGGTTGTTGGTGCAATGCCTCTATCAAGATTAGAAAACTTTCTAAAGAACGCTGAGGGTAATATACTCTATGTAAACCCTAGTGACTTTGACGCGACTGATAGTATTGAAAACAGAGGTAACTCTCAGACAAGACCCTTCAAAACTATACAGAGGGCGCTGATTGAGGCTGCAAGATTTTCATATCAAGTTGGTAAGAATAACGATAAGATAGACAGAACAACTATCTTAGCATATCCTGGCGTACACTATATTGACAACAGGCCTGGATTTACTGTTACAAATAGTGGTGGTAACGCAGAATTTAAGTGCAGAAAGAACGCTGGATATCAAGTAACTTCTCTAGAACAGTTTACAACAGAAAGTAATTTTGATGTTCTAGATCCTAATAACGAACTATACAAGTATAATAGTACCGAAGGTGGTGCTATCATGCCTCGTGGTACATCTATCATTGGTTTAGATCTTCGTAAAACCAAACTAAGACCACTTTATGTTCCTGATCCTCAGAATGATGCCATGGAATATGGTGGTGTTCTTAGAGTTACAGGTACTTGTTATTTCACTGCCTTCACCATTTTTGATGCAGACATCACCAAGCTTGCATACTATGATTATGATAGTAATAGAAAAACCCCTTCATACTCACACCATAAGTTAGCAACATTTACTTATGCTGATGGTGTAAACAACGTCTTGATTGATGGCACAGACAGTGGATTGACAGACCTTGATATGTTCTACTTCAAGGTTGCAAAGGCATATGGAGACTCATCTGGTAGACCAGTTGGAGACTATCCTACATTTGATGACTTTGAACCTAGTGTTGATGAGTTTAGAATCGTTGGTGACTTACAAACTGATCCAGTTGGTGTTACATCTATCAGGGCTGGTGATGGTAACACACCAACGGCAACTCTGACTATCAATACTAACAAGTCACATGGATTATTCAAAGATACTCCTGTCTTGATTACTGGTATTACAACTGCAATCAACTCCTACAATGGTTCATTCCTTGTAGATGAAGTTACAAGTAATACTCAGTTCACAGTTCAAACCCCAAATGTTCCTGCTAACGCATTACCAACACCACAAGAAATTCAGAACTCTAGTGTTGTAGTTGAGTCTGATACTGTTGGATCTGCTTCTCCATATATCTTTAACGTATCACTCCGTTCCGTATTTGGTATGAACGGATTGGATTGTGATGGAGACAAGGCAACTGGTTTCAAATCTATGGTTTGTGCTCAGTTCACTGGTATTTCAATTCAGAAAGACGACAACGCTTTCATCTTATATAATCCTACAACTGCAATCTTTAATGATACTACTACAGTATCAGAGTCAGATAAACCACTACACTCTAACTCAAGGGCAATATACAAACCGAATTATGAAACCTCACACATGAGGACTAGGAATAATTCTGTTATCCAGTTGGTGTCAGTGTTCGCTATTGCATATGCTAGACACTTCCACGCAGAACGAGGCGGTGACGCATCAATTACCAACTCTAACTCTAACTTTGGACAGACTGCTCTTGAGTCTACAGGTTTCCGTCCAGTATCATTCGACAGAGATGATGTAGGTTACATTACTCACGTTATTCCACCAAGAGAAATTGTAAGAGAGGACTCTACTGTATCTTGGTTGACTATTGACACTAGAAAAACTATTGGTGTTGGTGTAACTGATAGATTCTATCTGTTTAGTTACAACAACGAAGAGATAGTTCCTCCAGCAGAGATTGATTCATTCAAAGTTGGTGCAAGAGTTGATGACAAATTATTCTTGAGTTTGGTTAATACTTTATCTGGACAGGCAGTACAGGAGACATATGAATCTCCTATCTTCATGCAAGTTCCTAGTGGTATTGGAACTTCTGGATTCAAAGAGTATGAAGTTATTAGAAACTCTGGTGTCAACGCCATTATTTCTAACGTATTACAGTTCAAGACCAATCATCAACTTGTAAATGGTGAGAAGGTCAGAGTATTCAGTAATACTGGTGAAACTCCAAGTGGTATCATCAACGATAAGATTTACTTTGCAATCTCTGGTGGTACACTTGCTGCGGACAGAATCCAATTAGCATCTACATTCAACGATGCTATTGCTAGACGACCTATCACTGGTATCTCAAATGGTGGTGGTAAGTTAAGAATAAGATCTACTGTATCAGATAAGAATCCTGGCGATCCAGGCCACCCAATGCAGTATGATGAAACCACTTATACTATTAATAGTATTCCTAACACAGTTGGTGGTTGGTATCTAACTGGTTCTTCAAGCACTGCTGACAATACTATCTTCTCTGCTATCAATACTATTGGTGTTGGTGTGATTGGAGAGGAAACAGGAACTACATTCCTCAAGAGAAGAGTTGACAATAGATCTCTACTCGACAGACTGTATAGAATTAGATATGTCATTCCAAAAGAACATATCAATGCTCGTGCTCCGAAGCCTGGTTTCATTCTACAAGAGTCTAAGACAGTTGGTGTAAGTAGTGCATCATTCTTGAGTGCAGACTTGAGTAACCCAACTCAACTTAAGAACGTCAAGATTATCAAGACGGCATCTTACAGTGCTCAAACCATTTCATATACAACTGAAGAACCACATAGATTACAGAAAGGCGATATTGTTACTATCAGGAATATTGATAGTGTCAACAATAGTCTAGGAACATTTAGATTAGGATATAATGGTGAGTTTGGTGTTGATAATGTTATTTCAACTAAGAAGTTCACTGTCACTGGTATCAATACAGATCCAGGCCTATTCCTTAATCAGGTAAACCAGAGAACTACTCAACAACAGATCGAAGCATTACCCACAGTTCAGAGATCAAAGGCACTCGATAGTTTCACAGTTTACAGAGTACAAGAGAACAAACCTCATGTGCCTGGCACATCTGGACAAGATGGTGTGTACAACATCACTATGGTTTGTGCATCTATCCCACTTGATAAGGATCTTGGATTTGGTGTATCTACTAAGTCTTTCCAGCAAGACGTAAGAAATCTATATCCACAACAAGACAGAGATAACTACGATTCTGATCCAGAACCCACTATCACTCATTCTAGTGCGGCAGTTATCGGTGAAGTTATCACTAACGATAAGAAGAAATCTATCACCAAAGAGTCTCTTGGATACTTCATGCAGGGACAACAGGTAGGTTTTGCTGCTACTGGTGCAGTAATTACTGGTACAGGTAACACAACTGTTACTCTATTCACTGATGTTGAACATAACTTTAACTCTGTGAAGGGTCTAAGTATTGTCAATCCTGGCGCTGGATACAACAATGGATCAGGTATTGCAACTGTAATCTATGCTGCAGACCTTGAGAACTCTGCTTTGCTCGGTAGAAATGCTTCTGCTAAGATCACAGTCTCTGCTGCTGGTACAATTACTGGTGTATCACTATTAGATGGTGGTTGTGGTTATGGTATCGGTAATACCATGACTGTATCTTCATTCCCTGCTGGTGCTCCTAGTGTCGCTGGTGTGGTATCAGTTACCTCTATCTTTACAAACATAGGAGATGGATTGAATCTCTCTGGTTTTGAAGATCCTAAGTTGAATGGTACATTCAAAATTGTTGATGTTCCTTCATCCAAGTCTATTTCTGTTGAGATTGGAACTTCAAGAAATCTTGATCCATACTTTACAGGTAGAGATGATAGGAGACAACCAACTTATCACTTAGCAAACATTGGTGTTGGTGTTACTTACATTGATGTTTCGAGAGAGACAGGACTTACAACAGTCAGAACAGATAACAACCACGCACTTGTTCCAGGCAACGGATTCGTAATTCAAGGAACAGGAAACCCACTGTTTGATGACAGAAAGTTAGTTGTTGATGGTGTAGAGGATGGTTTACCACTTAGAAGTATTACTTTCAACGTTGGTATTATCACATCTGGTATTGATACATCATACTCAATAAATGACAACAGACTGTTTGGTACTGGTATATCTGCAAACGGTAAGTCATTGAGTGCTGGTGAGAACAATCTTGCTGGTAGATCTTCCTATTTCTATACAGGTATTTCTACTACAATCAATGCTCCGCTAACATCCACTGATACTACCATTACATTGTCATCTACTGAAGGATTCAGAAGAGGAGACTACTGTATAATTAACGGTGAAGTTGTAAGATTCACCTCTGACAACATTAACAATATCCTTAGAGGTCAGTTTGGTACACTGGCATCGCCTGCCATAACAGGAACTACGATCAAGAAGATCAAGGTTCTTGCCATGGAACTTCGTAGGCCTTCGATCCTTCGTGCATCTGGTCATACGTTTGAGTATCTTGGTTATGGATCAGGAAACTACTCTACATCATTACCACAGAAACAGGACAGAGTTCTTTCAGATCAAGAGACATTATCTGCTCAGAAGAAAGAACTAGACGGTGGTACAGTTGTTTATACTGGTATGAACGACTCTGGAGACTTCTTCACAGGATATAAGAAGTTATCATCTATTACAGGTGAAGAGGAAGTTCTTGAAGCGCCAGTGTTCACCTATGTTGGTGACGATGCTGAGGCAGAGACAATCAAGAGAGCATCAGGTGTATTTGATGAAGTATTGATTAGAGAATCACTCACAGTTGAGGGTGGAGACAACAACAATAGAACATCACAGTTCTATGGTCCTGTCAACATGACAGAGAAACTCACTAACACATCTGCTGATGGTATCGAGACTGTAAACTTATCTCTTAGAGGAGATGCCCCACAGGGTAAAGTGTTCACAGTTGGTATCTCTACACCATTAACTGCTGCAAGATCAGGTGATATTTCATTCGTTGGTGTTCCTAACGCTGGTGGATACTTAGGTCACATCTTTGCAGAGGGTGAATGGAGAAGATTTGGTGCAGTATCACAGGAGAGAGATAGATCATTCTACAAGTTTGATCAGATTGGTATTGGACAGTCTGGAGTTGGTATATTTAACTTCAAGGATTCACTTGAGGTCAATGGTGTTGCCAAGATCAAAGACTTGTTTGTATCAGGTATCGTTACCTTCGCTGCCAACCAGTCATTTGCTGGTGTGTCTTATGACACATTGGTCATCAAGAAGAACGCAAACTTCTGGGGATACAATACCACAGGTGGTATTTCCTATGATGGAATCCCTTGGGAGCAACATGGTTTCTACACACAGGTACATGAGGCGGGTACATCTAGACTTTACAATGCAGAATTTGTTGGTACTTATGTAACCTTCAAGCCTGCATCTGCAATTCATATTGAAGGACCTTATAAGTCCACATTCTCAGGTGTAAGTACAATCACAGGCACACTGGAGGTTGGTAACTTAGAGTGTGATGGTGGTACGTTTAATGGTACGTTTGTTAATGCCATTAACTCTGGTATTGATACACTTTCAGTTAAGAAAGATTTGTATGCAACTGCTGGTATTATCACTGATCTGCACGTCACAGTTGGTGTAGTTACTAACGGATTGTATGCTGATATTGGTATTACAACTCTATCTCATGTAGGCACACAATATGTCAATGAGAACAGAGTATTCACAGGTATCACTACTAACTTACAAGTAACAAACAGTGCGACTATTGCTAACGAGACAGTCACTAACGCCACAATTACTAACTTAATAGTTCCTAATACTGGTTCTGCTGACATTGAAGTTGCAAACATAGATCAACTTACATCCACAGACATCACATTTACTGATGACTTAATCGGACCTGACGCATACTTCTCGAATGATGTTGATTCTGATGGTTTACTTACAAGATACATTGGTAGTAAATATGGTCCCAACCCTGGCGTAGAGTCAGAACAGTTGACCATCTTTGCTAACGCTGGTCTTTACACTTGTATCACTGGTTTCGCTATGACAATGGCGAGAATCAATATGAGTCCAGGCGGTGACGGACTTGCTGCTCCTAAGATCACCGCTGATGTTGGTATTATTACTGCCCTAAGTGCTGGTGGTAATGCAAACATGAGTATTGATGCAGGTCCTGCTGGACAGATCAAGTCATTCCAGTTTGAGTCAATCGCAACAAACGTACCTCCTATCAAGACATCATCTAGTGTCAAGTGTGTAAACTTGAACGCTGACTTACTTGATGGTCTTACAATGATAGACAGCAACTGGACATCAGGTGCATCTATTATGGGTAGAGACTCTAATGGTAGTACGAAAGTCAAGGACATCACTGCAACTGGTATATTCCAAGGCGGATCAGGTGCTTTCCCTAACGGACTAACTGCTGGTGGGTCTAATATTACTGGTTCTTCTACCATTAATAACCTAACTGTTACTGGATCATTCACTGCTTCTGGTGGATTCTCAGGTAACGCTGATACTGCAACATTGGCATCCAACATTGCTATCGGTTCAAATAGAGTTCCTTACAATAATGCAAACAACAGCACCACATCTAGTTCTAACTTCACATTTAACGGAACTACACTGTCGGTTGCTGCTATCAACTGTAGTAGCATCACTGGTAATATCACTGGTAACGCTGGTTCCGCATCACAAGTTAATGTTTCTGGTGCATCTGGATCGTTGAGAGTTATGCTTGGTGGTTCAAGTGGTAATCAATCAATACGATCAGATGGTGGTTTGACCTTCAATGCAAATAGTAATAATCTATCTGTTAGTGGAGACATCACTGCCTTCGCATCTGACATGAGATTGAAAACTAACATTGAGAAGATTCAAGGTGCAGTCGCCAAGGTTTGTAAGTTAAGTGGATTCACATACGAATTTAACGAGGAAGGTAGGTCATTACGCTTACCAGAAGGCAAACAGTTGGGTGTATCTGCACAACAGGTACAAGAAATCTTCCCAGAGGCAGTTGCAGTCAGACCTATTGACGAATACTTAACTGTTAAATATGAGAAGTTAGTTCCTGTACTTATCGAGGCAATCAAAGAACTCAAGACTGAACTTGATGATGTGAAAAAAGAATTAAACAATCATTGTGGTTGTGAAGGGTGCCATGGAAAAGCCTGAAGAGTGGCATCCGCATGAGTTCTTTGATGGGGATTGGCACTGTCAAGCGGTGATGGGGATTGAAGAGGTGAGAATACTTCATCATACCGTCACCGAATATCTTGAAATGAAGGAGGATATACCGCCAGTCAATGAGTCATACCTAAAACACATACAAACTAAAATGTTCGGTATGATTTGTCAATACAACCTAGAGTTATAAACCATGAATTTGAATATTGTTGATGATAAGACTCATAGAGTCAATGATGAATTAAAATATGAAGTATCCAGAGTAGAATCACATCCAGTAATCATAATTGATGATGTGCTGGAGAATCCCCATGACTTCATTAGTGAGGTGGTGGAGAAATTGCCTGTGCAATATAATCATCTGGAGAGTAGAGGAGAACCAGAAGAGGTATTCCCAGGCTATCAGTCTAGGTTATTCATTGAACTGCCAGAGTTGACTAAACTTATCGGTCACATGATTCAGAAGTGTACAGACTTCAAGAATATTGATCCTGATGAAGTTAAAGTAAACTATCAGGTCAATGCAATGTTTAGTGACAGAGAAGTGCCTAGGGTATCGGTGCAACCACACGTTGACCCAGCAGTATATGCAACAGTATTATATTTGAATGATGGAAAAGGTGGAACCTCATTTTTTAGACATAAGGCAACTGGTCTAACTAATACCGAAAACATACATAAACCATTTAAGAGAACGGAAGAGTATTGGAATTTGAAAGAGTGGGTGTATGATTTTTCTGAGAAGGCAACTGACATGATAGATAATGATACAATGCTTATTGAAGATGTGTGGGAAGAAGAATATCATGTTCCCATGAAGTTTAATAGGTTAATCATCTATCCTTCATTCATGTGGCACAGTGCAGTGATGAAGAAGGGGTGGTATAAGGACACGCCTAGAGTGGCGATGTCGGGATTTGTATTTGCAAACTCTTTAAACGTGGACGTTAATGCTGAATGAAACAAAAGGACTACTTCACTATCTCTTTCATCATGGGAATGTTCTTTCTACATTCGATCATAGAAGATTGCTCGAACTCGTTAAGGGACTAGATTGGCCTGAACCAGATTGCCCTCCGCCTGGTAATTATTACAACATAGAAGGTTGGAGATCCTCACTAGAAATAGAACCTCATCATGGAGAGATATATCGACTCATTCACAGGGCACACATTAGATTGATGCCTGCAATATATAATGATTACAAAGACACATTACCAACAGACCCAATATACGATAAATACTCAGGATACTGGTTATGTAAGTATCCAGAAGGCGGTTATCTATCTCCCCACGCAGACGTTGATGCTGATGCTGGTTCAATAACCACATCATATACTGTTAATGATGATTATGAGGGTGGCGATATTTGTTTTTGGGGTAAACATGATATTGTCTCTAAAGGTAACTCTGCTCATGTATATCCAAGTAATCACTTGTTTAAACATGAGGTGAAACCTGTGACAAAAGGTGAAAGATATTCTGTTATCACTTGGTTCAGTTACGAAAAAGGAAAAGAATGGTTAACCTAGATCACTTAACTTCAATATCTACATACCCGAACCTGTTTAACAGTACGGACGTTGATGCCATAAGAGAACTGTCAGAGATATATCCTGACGTAGTTTCTAGTGCCCATGATTCTATTGGACTTATTAAATCTGATAAGGATACGCCCAAGTATGGATTTAAACTTAGTATTCCTACAGGAATTGAAGATTACGAATACTTCAATGGAAACTTAGGTAAGAATGTTTTGTTCAAACATCTGAACAAATACAAGTTCTTATACTTTAATAACAATGTGATGACAAATGAGATATTATCATTTGAATCGCCTCCTTTAATCGACCCTAGTATTGATGCCTTATGTCAACTTGCAACTGAGGTTACAGGTAATACTGACACATCATCTTTAAGAGAAGTATTGAAGATGTTAGAACCTGATGAGTTTGGGGATTATGAAATCTCTACGGCAGATATAAGTGTTATAAACAAGTCTATTAGGATAGGATTGCACAAAACGTCCTCCACTATATCTGAGGAAGTATTGAAATACTATGGCACTAGATCAAATACCAAGACATATCAGAATATTGAAGGTGTAAGTTCTTTAGTAGATAACTTGATAGTAGATTCGGATAACAATTTAGTAGAGATTGTTATTGAATTTAATTCAACTGGATTGGTAAAAGAAATTGGATATGCTTTGTCTACAAGATTTTCATATGATGCTCCAGAGGGATCAACACCTCAAGATAATTTTGGAGTCTACTTGGATAGACATGAATCACATAAAACATCTGTATCTAACATTTCCTCTAGTGTAAAGAATTGGTATTGGATGTCAGAAGAATGGGAGAAAGAAATAGTTTTATGGGAACAACAACCCAAAGCAGTACATGGTGCCACCATTATCACTGCTGGACATGATGGCACTAAGTTAGAATTAGTTTACGGTTTAGATTAGATATTAGTTATACCACCATTGTTGGAGTAGGATATTTTACCAGAGTTGCCTCCGCCTCCTCCGCCTCCGCTTCCACTGCCACCGTTGCGATTACCTCTGTATCCGCAACCTTCCTCGTCACTACCGCCTTGACTACCGTTATTACCTGTATTTCCTCCAGCACCATTTGACTCAAATCCACCACCATTTCCACCATTTCCGCCATTACCTCCACGACCACCTCCTCTAGAGTTGCCGCCTTGCCCGCCTGCTCCTCCACCTCCACCAGCACCAGAGTGTGCTGCGAAAGCATTATTTCCATTCCAGACATATCCAGCACCTGTACCTCCAGGTCCTCCATTGCCTCCACGTCCACCTTCGCCACCATTGTCATGGCAGACTCTCTGCGAACTATTACAGAACCAACCTCTGCATTTTCTACCTCCGCCGTGACCTCCGCCACCGCCTTTACCTCCTTTACCGCCACCTCCGCCTCCGCCGCCACCGCCACGGATTCTACTACTTAAGTGACCACTGGGCATTCTGATTGGAGTTGCAACTTGAATTGCTAAATTACCATTTCCACCACCTTGACCATTACTGGGGATACCATCGCCAGGTCCTGTTCCTCCCTGCCCAGGCGAACCACCAAATCCTCTCACACATGGATTTCCATTAGTATTAACAACATAGACATCAATATTACCAGACCCACCACTATTGAATCGTAGTGCAGGGTTGCTAGATGTACCTCCAAAATTACCATTAAGATTTAATCTCTTGTTTAAACTTGATGTGTATAGATTACCAGTAAACACCTCGTATCTTGCCTGTAAATGTTGCCAGTTACCATTACAGTTGGCAACTACAGCAGTGGTTACGTTTCTCAACTGACTGAATGAGAAAGTGCCACTCGTAGGTACATTATTGTTTTGAGATATATTTGCAACTTTATTGCCTCTATAATACTGACTGAAGTTTTCTGGAGAAGAACCACTTAGTTGAACAGCAAGATCACTCATAGAGATTTGACCACTTCCAAACTTTTGAGTGTATGATAGACTTAAACTACCATTACCAACAGGTCCCGAAGTGAAGTCATCATAAACATTATTTGATATGTCAGAGTATATCTTAGAAGAAGATATATCATAACTCATTTCATACATCTTATTGCCGTCCTTAATATCAATCGCCACAATTTCATTAGAGTTTGCGTCATAGTGTGCAGCAACACCTGACATATACTTAACACAGTCTCTAAGGTCACTATTACTTACAAACTTAACACCATTCCTTCTTATGACAGGGTTGACAAAGATTACACCTTGAGACCACTTATCATTGGCAACGTTAAACAAGTGGTTTACCTGTTCACTGTCAGTATCATGCTTTAGAATGTTATCAGTAGGCACGATATGGATTCTCTTAGACCCCTCAGTGGATCTCTGAGGGTCATAGTTATCATCATAGTACCAAATATGACATATAAAGTCGCCAACAGTTGCAAGAGTTTTATAGACCTTCTCATGTGAATACATGACTTTTGCTACAGAGGGGTTCAACTCATTCCTTTGTAGTTCGGGATTAGATGCTATCTCGTATTCTTTTTGTTCTTGTTCTAAAGAATAATTCTCGTCCATATCATTAGGTAGGTCTTGCCAAATCTATTTATTGTGGTATGATATATACCATATAGCGCAAACTTATTATGAGTCATAAAGAAGATTTACAGGAGAGAGCAAATTCCCTGTCTCAAGAGATTCAAGACCTAACAAAACAATTTGAACTCAAGAAGGAAGAATTTTTGAAAGTGCAAGGCGCTCTCGAAATGTTGCAGATTCTTGAAAATGAAAAAACAAGTAAAGAAACTTGATGATCTAATCATCAAATACTCTAACCCTAGAGAATACAAACAAATGTACAAAGAGAAGGAAGTTCACTGTTGCCCCAAGTGTTCTCACATATTTGTGGATTAGGGGTTGACAAGGCAAAGAGAACCTGTTATAGTAAATATGTAAAGACATGAGGTACGCAGTACTAGATTGTCACAACTGGTTATTATTATGCCTAAATCAACAAAGAAGATTCCGATCAGGAGTCTAAGGTCACACAAGTGCCTTGACAAAACACCTTTTTACGAGCAGACAGGACATACTTTCAAGGAGATTCTGAAAGTGTCAGGTCGTGATCGTGACGTACAAAGAGAGTCAGTGTGGAGACATATTCCAGGCAAACAGTCATCTTATATGAGTGCTGTTATTCAAGGATACGCTGAACTTTCATCATTTCATCTGGTAAATATTGCAAAGACAATAGATGCCATGAACTCAAGGATTGCTCAGTACAATGATCCTTTAGATATTGAATACAGAGAGAGATTGATCTCTTTCCAAGAACAAGGTTATAAGTATCTACACATTGATGGTGGTAACAGATGTGATGCCATTGAAGATTGGGACAATGATCTAGTTCCTCTAGAGTCTGGTAACTATACAGTTAAAGAGTGGGACGGCATCACTGGCGAGTATAAGTACACCACAGTTATCTTAGATCAAGAAGATCACTTCACAAAGTCAGTTCTCTTGAACTTAGGTGGAGATTATGCTAAACTTGTAGGGGCAGTTGATACTGCTTTGTTCAACTGGTTTGAGTATCCTTCTCTAACTTCTGAGGAGAGGAAGGATTTGTTCATTAAATTGAATGATAATGAGGACTTGACTACTGAGGAGTTCCGTAATTGCAATACTTCGCTCTACTGTCGTGCTATTCGTAATTTGAATGACTCACTCAAGGAAGAGTTCCTTGCTGCAGACTTCATCACAAAGTCCAATTCTATCAGATACAAATTCTGTGCCTACCTCGCAGCATGGTCTAACTACTATTCATGGCATGGTCAGATTGACCCTTATGCAACATCTACTCTTGATGCTGACTACGTTGTTGGGAGTACCAATAACACAAAGGTAACACAGAACTATGATAAGTTTTTGAAATTCCTTGACAACATTTTCCTTCCTTTTATGAGAGAAACTGTTGTGAAGAGGAAGAACCTTGCTGCAACTGGTGGTAGAAACATCTTACATGATTTCTTTTGGTTGTTTGTTGAGATTGAGAGACTCAATGGTTCAGTCGCTAAGAGTAACTACAAGAGACTCTTTGATGCCTACATGGCGTGGTATGACAAGAAGTGTGATGACAAAACACCTAAGTACAATACAGGTCAAGATCGTGAGACATGGGTTAAGTTCTATGATCTCTACGGTGCAAACACTTGGTACAAGGCAAAGCACAGAGTTGAGCACATTCGTGAAGATGTAATTCCTATGTTGGTTGACGAAGGAATTGCAGTAGTCAAAGATGAAGTAAGACTTGCAGATCCACGTTGGAGAATCCCTCTCTGGGAAGAACAGGGCAGAGTTTGTGCTCTATCTGGTCGCCCTATTAGTCGTGAGGAAGCAAAAGACTCAGACATCACAAGTCTAGATCATATCATTCCACACTCACTAGGAGGCAAAACTTCATATGAGAACAGTCAAGTAGTATTCAAAGATCAGAACCTTGCAAAAAGCGATAGTGTATGAGCATACAAGTTTACGATAACTTCTTGCCCTCTGAGGTATTCGACCCCATTAAAGATTATGTCTTTAGTGGGAGAATGCCTTGGTACTTCGCTCCTACGTCAGTACATGAAGGCGATGGTTGCCCACAGTTCAGTCACGCCTTGTATATTGATCTTGTTCCTATCTCTGAAGTATTTGAGATAGTTGTCCCTGTATTAAATTCACTTAACCCTCTTGCCTTGCATAGGGTTAAGTTTAATGCAACTACAAAAACACCTAAGATAGTAGAGAAACCTCTACACGTTGATGTTTCGGGTCCCCAAGATCATCAAGGTAAGTACACTCATGTGCCAGACTATCAAATTTGTGTGTTATATATGAATGACAACAATGGATATACATACTTTGAGGACGGACAAAAGGTAGTATCAAAAGAGAATAGAGCAGTTATATTCTCAGGAGATATGCTTCATGCAGGCACATCATGTACTGATGCTGAACTAAGAGTTGTTCTTAATATAGACTACTGTAAATGGGAGTGACATGGATTTATTTCCTACATTATTAGAGGAGTATGATCTTACAGAAGCGCCTGGATTGGACTATCTGAAGAAACATATCAAAGAGAATGGCAAGAATAATGAACACTCACTCGCTGTCAATGGTGTCAGTTCACATGGTGGTTGGGACCCGTTAGATGATGAGAATTGCAGACCAATAATAGATGTGCTTCATGAATGTTTGAACGATTATAATAGTAAGATAGGAAATTACCCTGCAATTCTTAGTGGTTCATGGTATAATATACTGCCCAAAGGTGGATACACTGCCACACATAGGCATGAGTCTAGTGTGATTAGTGGTGCCTTTTATCTACAGTTACCAGAGGGAGACTTCGGACAATTTTATGTGGTATCGCCACTTAAACCATACATGATGTGTATTCATAATATACAACCCACACCTTATGGAGTATATGAGATTGACATTCCAATTAAAGAGAATCATCTATACCTATTTCCTTCATGGTTAGAACATGGAAGCAGAGTTAATAATACAGAAGGCGAGAGGATTACTATGAGTTTCAATACGAGTGCCGCTCCAAGAGAAATGTTGCCTGATTCATTCTTAGAAGCAGTTTGGGGACCTGAAGGGTTGGGTGCAAAGAAAGGTGCAAGTTAATGAGAGTTGTAGATATATTGCCATTGAAATTGGGTGCTGTATTATATCCAGAACATGAGAAATTAAAGTCATTAATTGTTGATGAGATCAATAGTCATGGCAGTGATTATGAATATAAAAAGATTGACGCATATGCTAAAGGATTAGAACATTTAGATTACTACTCGCCTCTATCTCAAGATAAGTACAAGGAGTTTAGAAAGTGGATAGAACTACAAGCAGAAATATACGCAAAAGATATACTTAACTACGAAACATCTGATTTTATAATGACAGATAGTTGGTTAAATGTGTGTGATGTTGGTGGACAACAGGGTCCTCATTTTCATATAAATGCCGCTGTCTGTGCCTTATATTATATAAACTTTGATGATGAAGTCCATGCTCCAACATATTTTTATAGACCAAATAATAGTCAGACATATCCTGACTATCTCGCATATATGTTGACAAATCAAAAAGAGACAAAGTATAATTATATCAATGAAGTGGTAGGATTAGAAGGTTCGTTGTTACTATGGCCTGCTAATACCTGTCATGGGTATGCAACTAACTATGGCAATAATAGAATTACAGTATCATGTAATTTGATGCCTAGATATGTCAATGATGTTAGAATAGAACCTCTAACAAAAGATGAGAGACACACTGCTATGACTATCTTTAGATCAGGCAAACTATGGGATTATCCTAATTTATAACATGGAAGTAGTAAACATTCTGCCAACACCAGTTCTTATCGTGAAGTGCCCTTTCCATGATAAGGTAAAACAAAATATGTTAGATGATATTGAAGAACAGAAAGTTAATCAGTTATCATATAATGCAAACTCAAAGGAGTTGAAGCACGTTGGACATTACTCTGTGCTAAATGAGGATATGAAATATGGCAGATTTAGAAATTGGTGTGAACAACAAGGAGAATACTATGCAAAGGAAGTGCAAGGTCATTACATACAGGAGACAGTAGCAGTTACAGACAGTTGGTATAACATAAGTGATAAAGGTGGATACCAACACCCACACTTTCATAGTAATTCTTATTTAAGTTGCATATATTATGTGAACTTTGACGTTACAAAAGATCATGTAAATACACACTTCACAAGAGAAGAGAGTTTATACTATCCTGTAATGCCTAGTCTAACCTTGATGAGGAAGAAGTTTACAGACTACAATCAGGACAATCAAATACAGGTGAATGAAGGTGAATTGATGATATTTCCCTCTCAAATCATACATGGTTACCAACATAATAAAGGAGACAACAGAGTCACACTATCAATGAACATGATGCCTACCATTGTTACCAATGGAGACTACGGTTGGCGAGTGGTACAACTGACACCAGAGGAGAGACACAAATCTTTTACAGATGAGTGCAACCCAAATTACAACGAAAACAAAGAACTTGACAAGGATAAGTAGATGCCCTATAATGACAATGGGAAACAGAACAGGCATTTGCATAGTTGAAGTAACGTAAGTCCTCGTTTTTGTTTCTCGCACCCAATTATATTATTGCCATGAGAACCAAACACACCGCACACTATCATTTGAGGAATAGTGAGTATGGCACAGGCGCAGACATTAATTTCAGACAGATTGATAATTCTTTCAGTGCTTTGTTAAAAATGGGTATTGGTGCTCTTATTGGTTACTACATTCACAGATTGACTAGGAGTGGACAGTTGAGGTAGTGGCACACAGGTGGTTGCATTACCGCCACAATGCAGTAATATATGAATGTGGAGGGAAGGTTTTGTGTTTGTTACCTTCCTTCCCTTTTCTCTTTAACAAACAACAATACAAACAGAATTATGTCAACACTCGAAAAATCACTCACAAAAGTTGAAGTGCTTCAATGGACTGAAACACTTTGTCGTGCCCTTGAGCAACAGTACAAGAACTATGCAGTTCGCTCTTGCATCAGGAATAACTCAACAGAAATGAATCCATATCTACAGGAGAGGATCAACAAACTTGAGAATGATGAAGAGTGCATGAAGTTTACTATCACATCAGGTAAGAAGTATCATAAGATCATTCAGAATGACTATCGTAATGGCAAATATGAGAGTGCAGGGGTTCATGCTTTTGTTGATAAAATGACAGGAGAGGTTTACAAACCTGCTTCATGGAAAGCACCTGCTAAACACGTTAGATTTGATATGAGAGACATTAATCAACGTGAGTGGATGCTAGCAAACTGTGACTGGGCGGGTGGTTATCTGTATATCAGGTAATACCCACACCTATCTAAATAATCCAAGAGTAACATAAATCATGGGATACGATTCACTAACATCAGATACAGAAGCACTTACTAAGACTAAGTTGCAACAAGTTGATAGACTTAAGAAACAACTACAGGCAGCAATGCGAACCATTGGCAACCTTGACGAGAGATTGACTTCACTAGAGTCAATGGTTAATGCTGCCCTATACAAACAGCAAGATGACATTAAGACTCTTATTGCAGAGGTTAATGCTCTCAAGGGCAAGGTGGAACTAGAGAAAGCATCTAGTAGATTTGATATGGAGGCAATGCCCGCTGAAGCACCAGGCGCCCCTCCAGTTGGATAACTGACACACAGGTGGTTGCACATTATTGAAATTACACTATTATATGAGAGTAAACAAACGGAACACTATGGACGATTTTGATTTTGAACAGATTGATGAATTTGAAGGACTAGAGCAAGATGATTGGTTGATGGACATTAACGGAGTTAAAGAGGAGTTTGACCCTGAGACTCAAAAACTATTGGCACAGTTCTAAGACTGGCACAAGACCCCTTGCAGGGGTCTTTTTTTATCCTATACTATGATTATTGAGACAACTGACTATGCAACTTAGAGATCATCAAAAAGAGATTACAAATATCATGCAACGCCAGTGTGGTCAGGTACTTGTACCTACTGGCGGTGGTAAGACTATGTGTATGATTGTTGATGCTAAGTGGCGATTCAGTATGCCTATTCCACAGACTATTATTGTTGTTGCTCCTAGAATCTTACTTGCTCAACAGTTGTGTGAGGAGTTCCTAGAGCAGATTGATAATGTCGAGGTGCTTCATGTTCATAGTGGAGAGACTAACTACCAGACTACAACTAATCCTAAAGAGATTCAAGAGTGGCATCATAACAGTACAAAGAATCAGTTGATCTTTACTACATACCATTCACTTCACAGAATCATGGAAGATGTTGAAGCGGATACAGTATATTATGATGAGGCACACAATTCAGTTCAAAGAAACTTCTTTGAGAGTGTCAAGAACCGCTCTAACATTACTAGACGTAAGTTTTACTTCACTGCCACACCTAAACATCATACATCACAAGAGAGAGGTATGAACAATGAGAAGGTATATGGCAAGGTAATTGCAGAGATCCCTGCTCCAGAGTTGATTAAGAAGGGGTATATCGTACCGCCTCAAGTCAAGTCAGTCAAGTATCCTATCGGGTTCTATGAATCAGTTGAGCAGATTGACAGGTGTATGATTCTTGATGCTCTTGAAAATGAAGATCACATGGACAAAGTATTGGTCACTGCTAAGTCTAGTAAGAACATTCACAAGTTGATTACTCAAACTGATTTCATGGCAGTATGTCACTCTATGAAATACAATGTAATGTGGATTACATCAAAGTATGGTGCTATCATCAATGGTAAGAAGGTCACTCGTAAGACATTCTTCAATTTGATGAACAAGTGGGGTGCTGACCCTGACAAGAAGTTTGTCATGTTTCATCATTCTATTCTCTCAGAGGGTATGAATGTGAGTGGATTGACTGCTTGTATTCTACTGAGGAATCTTGATCTAATCACTATGGCACAAACTATTGGTCGAGTCATTCGACTACATAAGGAAGATGCACTTAAGATTAGCACAGGTGCTCTCAAACCTAACATCAATGGAAATGGTTATGTAAAACCATTTGGCAAGATGTTTGTACCAGTTTACAGTAATGTGGGTATTGGTACAGAACGCCGCCTTCAGTCAGTTGTTGACACTATCTTTACTAAGGGAGAGTCACAGGTATCAAGGGCGACAAGGTAGTTGCAAATATTCTAAAATTATAGTATAATCAAACTACATGGTAACTAAAACCAATGGCACAAATTGACAAAATCCGAGCACAATGCCTTTCAGTCATGGAAGAGCAGTTCGCCACACAGATGAGCAAACTGGTGGACAAGGTGCGACTTGAGGACGCTGAAGCATTAGTACAGGAAATGATGATCGAGGCAGATGATTTTGATGATGCAGATTTATTCCTTGATGACATCACAGATTGGACTGACTCAGACATCGCCAATATCACATTCCAAGATATAAATGATGTTGAGGTGGATAGAGATTTCTAGAGAGTCTCGACAAACTAAAAAAGACCTTATGAAATTAGTGTATCCTGACCACTTAAAATTTCTAAAGAAACTTAAGGCGGAGTTGAAAAGAGATAAAGGTATAAGACCAAGGCGTAAATCCAGAAAAAACTACAAACATAAATGAGTGCTCAGTCTCTAAATCTATTTGGATTTAATATCACTAAATTTGTGATAGACGATTGGAGTGACAAGAAATCTAGACTCTTAAAACTAATAGATTTTACTGATAATGAGATCATAGAATGTCAGACTGACTACTATAAGTATCAGACTACAGCACCATATCTTAATGAGTTTGTTGACATATTGCAAACTGATTTAGATAAGTTAGTTAATGAATACACACAGATATTGAGTGATAGATATAGAGGAGATTGCCCTTTCAAAAATGTTGAGGAGTGGCAACTATGGTCACAGAGATATGCCATAGGACAATTTCATGGTGCTCATAATCATGGTTTAATGAATATATCATGTGTATTGTATGTTGAGTTTGACCCACAGGAGCATTTTCCTACTACATTCTATAGTCCACACCCTAACCCCTATTATGGTACAATAGATAAGATTGCGCCTCCAATAAATGAAGGCGAGATTCTAACTTTCCCCTCTGTATTGTTACATGAATCGCCAGTATCTAAATCAAATAAACAGAGGACAATAATGTCGTTTAACATACCTATGAGGTAAGATGTATCAGATCAATGTAACACTAACTGACAAGCAATTTAACTTGTTAAGTGAAGCATTATTTTTCTATTCTGAGGAGAAAGATGATGACAATTTATCTAACTCTATCGAAGAGTTAGAAGATTTAATTGATATTTCAACTACTAAAGTAAAGCGAAATAGACAATTTCTCAACCCTGAGTGTGACATTTAATAAACTGGCACACAGGTGGTTGTAAACCTACATCAATGTAGTATTATATAAATGTGAGAGAGATAACTCATGTGGTTACTATGCCCGAACATGGAGCGCCAGCATTGCTAGGTCAGTACTCAGTAGGGGTTCAGGTGTAAGCGATTCCCATAGTGTAAATTTGGACTCTTGGGTGAAACCCATTACAGTAGTCCCACGTTTCTCTCTCACCCACTTTATAAACTGGCACACAGGTGGTTGATTTCCTGTTGCCATGGTGTATAATGGTAGTATGAAGAACAAACACCTAGAGCACCCAGAAGATAGTATCCTGACTCTTGGTAAGAGTGGTGCTATTGATGTAATCAAGTTTTTGAAGAGCAAGAGAAATCAAATATCAGTCAAGTATGATGGTGCCCCTGCTATCGTGTATGGAGTCAACCCTGAGAATGGTAGATTCTTTGTTGGCACTAAATCAGTATTCAATAAGAAGAAGATCAAGATAAACTATACTCATACAGATATTGAAACTAATCATGGTCATATCCCAAATGTAGCAAGTATTCTACACACTTGCCTTGAGACTCTACCCACAGATCATGGAGTGTATCAATGTGACTTTATTGGTTATGGTGGTAATGATACCTACAAACCTAATACTATCACATACAAATTTGATAAGGTCATCAAACAGTCAGTAGTTGTAGCGACTCATACACAGTATATTGGTGCAACTATTCAAGAATTAGATGCAGTATTCCATTATCGACCCAATAATTATAGGAATCTTGACTGTCGCAACTTAGGACACTATCAAGTTGATACTCATGCTACTATGAATAACCGCTTAAGTGTCAAGATTGAATTCTTGCTCACTCTCGCCCGCACGTTGGTACGTTTTACCGAGTTCCCCACGCTCAAGGAAGGAAAAGCACTAAAGGTAATTGTCAACAGTTATGTGAGGGAAGGCAAGAAACTTAACCCCGATCAACTTGCAAGTGATACAGGATACTCAAAAAACTTGTTCCACTTATACAATATGATTATTGAAGTTAAAGAACTATTGATGCAAGGTATCGTTACATCAAAAGATGTTGAGTGCCTTATTGATGGTCAACCCTATGAGCATGAGGGTTATGTGATGACTAACAAGTATGGTACATACAAACTTATCAAACGTCAACGCTTCAGTTATGCAAACTTCAATATGAAAAAGACATGGGGTGTGCCAGTTGAATAAGTGGCACATAGGTGCATGAAATACTATTTCATCATACTATAATAGAAACATAGGGGGCAAGGCGATCCGTTAAAAGAAGCGGTTCTTTTGACTCGAAGGATTTAATCTCAAACTGCCAATCTGAGTTGCCCCCTCTCAAATACATGGAGATCAATGCCGTATTCAAGACTTGAAATTCCAACCTACATTGTTGACCAAATCATTAAGTCACTCAATGAATCAATCGAAGTATGTTATGGTGCTTCAGAACAGAATAGTGATGATTACACAAAAGATTATCCCTATGCAGTTGGTTTTTCTAAAGCAACTATGGAATCGGTTGTTGATTCACTCTTACGTCTAAAACTTGAACAATGAAAACATTAATCCTAACAGACACCGAGTTCAATAGACTCTTTGAGATATTTGAACCGACTTACTTCTCACTCAAAGAGAGAGTAGAAACAAAGTATGACCCTGATCTCTCAAATGATATAAGAGATTATATCTCTCATGACATCTATCGTAAAATGATAGCAGTTGATGGAGGTATATAATGAATCAGTTTAGAATAGAATGCTCTGAAGTCAATTACTTCACTATCTTAGTTGAAGCAGACACAGAGGAACAGGCAAGAGAACTTGCTCATGCTGACATCAATTCATTTGAAGTAGAAGATGAATATGTGTCAGAGTGGAATATTGAAAACGTGGAGGAATTGTAATGCGAACATACATTTATAGAGATTTCAACGATTTGAGAGATCCAGAGGGCAAACATGGTTGCCATTTCATACCAACAAAAACTCATGTGAGTGAGAAGTATGGCAGACATTTCTTTATTGACATTGGAATGAATTTTGTATCCGCTCCTAGTTTTGAGAAGGGTGGATATGATGAGACACAGTTAGACTATGTTGGTTCATGGAGTGACCTCGAAGGCGTAGTATTACAGGACTTGTTCGACATCTATCAGAATATGGTATTTGAATATCATCAAGAAGAGATAGATGCAGAGAGAGCAAACTATTATGAACTAGAGGAGGCAGTTGAAAAGGGAGAGATAACCTATTTGTAAACTGGCACACAGGTGGTTGCACTTAAATACTACTGCCTGTATTATAATACTATACAAACAAACATTATGGCATCAAAACTAAAAACCACACCAAAAGAAAAAATGATAGTCAACCTTATGGAAGAGGTTATCAGTATTTTATCAACTTGCAAAGACTTATCTGACCCAGAGTTTTCAATGTATGAGACTATGAAGCACGCAGTTGACACAGAAGTTTACTACCCACTATACGACAACTAATGACTGAAATTCCTTTCTACGACTTCCCTAAGAGTCCTATTTTGATTATCGGATTCTTTGGTATTCTTACCGCCATGGTAACACTTTATGTTGTTAATCGTGACTATTTCAATTCCCCTTTAAATCAAGATAAGAGGATTAAATGACACTATCTAAGGACACATTAAACAAACTTGCTGATGCTTTGGTATTGGAAGTTATCGAACATATTAACAACAATCCAAAGGCACATAACGCTCTATATGAGTTAGTTAGTGATGCAATTTGTGAGAAGTTAGGTAACAAGAATGATGACGGAAGTTGCTCCTTTGATGGTAGCAAACTTGTTCCCGCTGTTGTTGATAGGTTACAACTGATGATCTTACCACAGGTAATGCCTTCCGACCCAGCAAACTTGTGACACTTGGATTAGTGGCACACAGGTGGTAGATTTCCATTCCTACCATACTATAATAAGTACATAACAAAACAAACAACAAATCATGTCAACAAATTCAAGAATCGGACTTAGACTTGCTGATGGTTCAATCCTATCCGCATATCATCATTGGGACGGTTATCCACAGTGGTTGGGAGTTACTCTCAACAAACATTTTCCTACTAGGGAAGCAATCGCTGAACTTATTGATGGTGGAGACATGAGTTGTTGCCATACTCAATCAGGTTGGGAACTTACTGAACCAGAGGAACTAGAGGGCAGAGAGTTCAAACCTTGTTACTACACAGATAGAGGAGAGTCTATTGATGACAATGCTCCTAAACATCACAAAACTACTTCACACTTCTTTGAGGACACTAACAAGTGTTGTGGAGAGTATGCTTACATCAAAGAACTAGACGGAACTTTGGTATGCTATGGTATTAGTTTTTGGAATGAGAAAACTAAGGATTTCAACGATACTTTCACACCTATCAAGGAAGAAATCCCTGCTGACTATCCACAGGAGTTAATGTCAGCATGATATATCCAAATGACTTAAAGACTACTCTATTTTCAGAGATAGCAGAAATCTTAGAGGAGGCGGACAATTCCGCTCCCTATGATATAGTTGATGCTATGATCGAACTAATGAATGAAGATCAGTTGAATCAACTTGCTGACATTATTACAAACTTGTATCCTAAAGACTAATGACTGACCCAAACTTGACTGCTGCAGAGTGTGACGCTCTGCTACAACTTATCTTAGGTACGCCTTGTAGGGTTACTGACAAATTGAATGACGATTTTAATGTCAATTTTAGGAAAATTCGTCATAAACTAGGACGTTTAGCAGATATTGATGATGGAATCCCACAAATGCTAGTACCTAGTGACAGTTGAATAAGTGGCACAAGGGCGGTTGATATTCAATATCACTGCCCTATAATGATAGTATAACAAACAAACAGGTTTATGACTTCTATCGTTGCTATCGGAAAAAACAAGTATGACATCAATCAAATTGATGAGTTTACTGATTACGTTTTTTCATTCTACGGTGCTGATGATGCACTATATCAAATGAATGTCACTAAAGATGACATTACACTTGCTACAGAGGACTATCTACAACTAATATCTGATTTAGATAGTGACATATTCACTTGGGGCGATGGCGACTCACTTGATAGAGAGAGAGTCAGAGATATGCTCGTAAGAAATTATGGATACTCTAAAGACTTTGATGGTGGAAGTCTTTGGGTACTAGACCAGTAAACAAACTGGCACAAGGGCAGTTGATTCTTTGAGTCACTGCCCTATAATAGTAATATAACAAACACAGAGGTTTTAACTATGATGAATCGTCAAGGTTCTTTGGTCAGAGACTACAGTTTCGACCAACTACAAACAATCCGCTCATTTTTTACTGATGGAGAGTGGGATACAATCGCTAACTCACTAGAGGACTATCGTTGCTATGATGATGACTCTTTACAAGAAGATGAATTGATCGAGGGTAGATCAGTTTATGAGCGTTGTAATGAGATAGACGATAGAATTTCAAAACTATTTGCGAGGACTAAGTGATGACATTTGAAGAATTAGAACAGTTGAAACTTGATGCTTTTGAAGTATTGGAAGTATTAGAGGATACCGCTAGTCACATTTGTGATGAAAAACAACTATCTGGACAAAAAGTGTGGACTATGATTCACTCATTCGCTCAACTTAAAGTGGACGAATTTCCAGAACCATATCAACTTATCGGAGGCAACTAATGAACAAAACAAACAAAGATACCTTACTCAAGGCACAAAACATGACTGACAAACAGTTTGCTGCTCTTAAGGAATACTATGTTGAGCGAATTGTTGATAATATGTCAATGAAGGACTTGATAATCTACGTTACTGACGATATGCAAAGATGGATAGATGACCAAACATTTAATGATGCTATGGTAGAAATTGAAGAGTATTTTGATGAATACTTTACAGATACTATAGCGGAGGTTATAGAGAATGTTCAGTAATGATGAATTAAAAACTATTCATAAGTCACTTGATGATTATATAAGTGATTATGAAGAAATGGATAGTACAAAAATTGCACCTATTTTATTCAAAATAGAGGACATATTAACCAATAGAGGCGTTTTTATTGAGGGCACTAATGATGACTAAGTATCAACAAATCAAAGAGTATGTAGATGACCACGTTAAGTATTATGCTTTTTACCCTTTTGATATTGTACTCAATATGGATACAGAGCAAGAAGAAACTCTTACTTATGATGAGTATTGGCATATTCTAAAGAACAAATCAACCTATGATGTGACAGTTTGATTACTGTCACAATGGTGGTTGTTATCGTGTATGACTGCTCTATAATAGTATTATAACAAACAAACAAACATGATTTACTACAGAAATCCAAATACTAACTCAATCACTCTTACTTTTGATAGTGGTAGAGTATCTGATCTAAAGAGTGCTTTAGACTTCGCTATTGATAATGACACTTCACTAGGTATTAGTGATGTTGTTGACCTTACTTGCATGAGTGATCTATTAGAGGAGGCATTATCATGAAATTTGCAATTAGAGAACTTGAGTACTTGTTAGAGTGTTTACAATTCCATTATGCAGAGCATAGTGATGATAAACGTCAATACATGGCACTTAATTGTGAACTATCATATAGAATTGATAGAGACTTGAGACAACAAAAAGAAGTTTATCGTTTACAAGGGCGTGAGTATAAAGGTTTACAATCAGTTGTTAATGACCCTGACCCTTACGGACTAGAATCAATTACTGAAGGAGATTATGATGGCGAGGGAAACTGGATTCATGAATAGTATTAAATTAGATGTTAGTTTAACTGAACTAAGTATCATTAATTGCGCTCTTGATGACTATTACGGTAGTATGGTAGATTACTACCGCACTAGCGAATATCATGAAGTTAAAGAGATTAAATCAATTAAAGATAGAGTAGATGCTCTCACATTCAAAGAGCAAGAGAAAGTAGCAAAGAACAAGGCAAAGCAACCTACACCAGAATGGTAGGAGAGTCAACCAATAGTGTGCCAGTTTGATTAGTGGCACACTATATGTTGTTATTGTATTTCATGCTACTATAATGATAGTATAACAAACAAACAAACAATTATGCAATTTCAATCTGAATCACTCAATACAGTTGTTGATTACTTTGAAGTAAAGGACTGGCGCAATAATGTTAGTAAGAACGCTAGACTTAAGGTAGTCACATTTAAAGGTAAAACAGCAGAGAAAACCGCAATCAACGTGTATGACATGGCGGAGGAGATCGACATTTTACTAGAAAATAACTATGCTGTTACTGTTAATACTAAAAGACCTGCTCAGTTTATGTCTAGTAGGACAATCGAAGAAGTGGCACAATCTAGAACTGGATTCTAGATTTATCCACTATAATAGTAATATAACAAACAAACATTATGACAACTATTGAAATTCTACAAGAGCAACTTAAACAACTTAAGATAATCGCTCAAGAGCAACTTAAGAATGAACCACAGCACCCTAGGCACAAGTTTGCTTATACTATCGTAGTAAGTGACCACCCACTTGGTTATCATGAGCACTATACTAATGATTTAAAAACAGCGAAGAAAAGTTGTTTAGAGTGGGCGCAAGATTATGGTTCAGCAAGTGTTGAGAATTCTAAGACATTTGAGACAGTATGGAGCGTAAGATAATGAAAGTATCAGAACTAATTGAAACACTATCAAATTATGATATGAATGATAGTATTACATTTTACTATCTTAAAAATGATGTTCTAACTAATTGTCAATTAGAGAGCACTTGTTGGTATCCTGATATGGGTATTGAGTTTACTGTACAAGATACAGGCGAGATACTAGAGGAGGCAGAGTAATGTCATATTGTGATGTATGTGGCAACTTTGATTATTCCCATATAGAGGATATGGAAGAGCATGAAATCGAAAAAGAGAAATTTTCGATAGATTATCAACCTGACTTATATTACTATTGGGATAATCCTATAGAGGAGGATTATGATTGGCGAGATACCATGCCCGAAGCAGATTGCTTATGCGAGATATGCTTTGATATACTCAATGATGAGAAGAAAATCAAGTGGAAGTGTGCCAGTTGTTAAAGTGGCACAGTGGTGGTTGAAATTGGTATTCACTGCCCTATAATGATAGTATAACAAACAAACAAACAACTATGACGATTCAAGAGTACAAAGAACTATGTAAAAAGGACGTTTTGAGAATTGGTCAAGATATTACAGAGATCAAACTTGGAACTACAGTTCAATCAAAAATACATGATGAACTAGAGGGCGAAGTGGTTATTCTTGATAGAAGTAATGACTATGCTGTTATCAAAACTTGGATAACTGACTATGAATTTCAAACAGTTGAATGCTTCCTATCTGACTTGGAGGCAGTTTAATGAGTTATACTACTGAACAATTCAATAAGGACGTTAAAAAACTTAGAGACTTAATCGCTAAGTGTGAAGAGTTAGAAGAGAAAAAGCAAACAAAATACTGCTATAAACCTTACCGCACAATTCACAATTACTAAATCATGAATACTGAACAAAAACAAGTAGTTGATGCTCTTAATCAACGTAAGTATTTGAAATTGAATACTGGATTAAGAATTGAAGCAATAGACTCTAGAATTACTGGACTCTATGCTTATGGGCGCAAATTTGCGGAAGTTGTTTATAAAAACGATTTTCTAGTTGATGTTACCAGTAATGAGACTAATTTTGAAATTGAAGAGTTTTTAACATTTTACATTAAGTCTAATGTAGCAGACACTTGGAAGAAGTTTATAAACAAAATGATATTTTCAAACTACCTCGGAATGGGCGTAGAGTCAACCGATAGTGTGCCACTAATCAAAGTGGCACAAGCAGTGTAGATTTTTGATCTCACTGCCCTATAATAAGTGTATAACAAACAAACAAACAACTATGACCAAAACAGAACGATTAATCAACAGAATCAAAGAAGTTGAGAACTTTGAAAATGTTGCATGGGTATGCAAAGACTTTACCGATTTTTGCTTTGAAGTAGCAGAGTGGGGCGTAGATCACGCTGCTGGTGTTGATTTTGATGATCCTGACCTTGATAGAGTCGCACTTGATAATGCTATCGCTTCAATCGGTTTACCACCTAGTGAGTGCTTATAATGGATACTTACACAGAAATTATGAAGTGTTGGGAAGGTGTTGATGAGGAGCACGCTACCACTTCATTTGAATTCGGTCTTATGAATGACCTTTACTATCAACTATTCGCTCCAATTTACGATTAAAAACTATGTCTTGTTTACAGAATGAAGCAATCCTAGAGTCCTTATATGAGGAATCACTAGAAGAAATCGAACAGTTTTACAAAATGAAAAACAAAACTGTTTCAGTAGATCAAATTGATGAAGAAGCAATTAAACTTGCTATGAAGCGTTTTGAGGATATGATTCAATGATCTCAAAAGAGTTAATCGAACTTGCTGACCAGTATGAAGGCAACCTATTGAACTATTTTTGCGGTATGTCACCCAAAGAAAGTAAAAAGTTTAATCAATTCATCAAAAACAACAAAAGGAGGAAACACTAATGAACACAGAGGCATTAAGTGACATTCAAACAACAGTTAAATTATCATTCTATCAGTTACAACTGATTCAAGAGTTAGTATCAGTAGAATATGAAAAAGAGATTATAGAGAACTATTGGACGGAAGAATGTAATGAATACAATGCCATAAACACCAGTATTGAACGTGCTTTAAAGCGTGTAAAGACTAAGCATAGTGATAAGATTAAACCCTCTAATTATGATTATGTAATCCCAGAGTATGTTCCCACCAGACAATTTTAATGAGTAATTAATCGTCTTTAATTGTTACTTAGTGGCATAAGTGAGTTGTTTGTTAATCACTTAGTAAGACCACTAACTAACAATTTTATCGTGCTATTCGTCTTTATTAGTATTACATATATGAAAGTCACTTCGAGGCGAACGCCCGAAATTTTTTTCTATAAGTAACACATAAGAACCGCAATCGTGGTCACGTTAAGATTACATAACACTGCCATGTTTCCCCACTAAATAACATCATAGTAGAGGAAATATGCGTGCTTAGTTGACATTTAGTGCAATATCTGGTAGAATTAAATGTAATCCACCGCCTCAATCTTATGACTTCTCAATCACAATCAGTAACCCGCTATCGTGTTACTTTAGACTTTACAGTTAGTGAAGCAAACTGTAATCCACCGAGTAACTGGAACTGGAATAAGTTACTTGAATTAAATGATAGTGACGGAGAGAGAGTTAAGTCGTTATATGTAGAAAATCTGGGACAAATTGCCATTACTAAGTGTAGCAATAAGGAGGCAGTCTGATGGAGAAAGTAACACATAAGGAGAAAGTTACGGAAACAAGTGAAGCATTCGTTAAGAGATTATCTGAAGGTTTAGATGATATAGAGGAACAAATTTACCCAGACTATGCTATAGAAATTGACATTGAATCTTATGACCCTTGATAACATTGAAACAATGCTAAATGCCCCACTATTTGATAAGAATGAAATGGCACTTATCAAGTTATTAGTATTAGAATCACTTAGTAAGTATGACTCACTAAGTAACAACAATACAGAGGGAAATATCTATAAGTTACTAACACAAATTAAGACAAAAGTACATGAATTAAGTAATGAATTGTAAGGCACTTTGATTTTTTCATTAACATTTAAAAAAGGTAAAATAAACATATAAGTGTTTATTATCTCTTTATGTTAAATGAAGCAATTAAGTAGAGATTTTATAGACATCTTGGCGGGCATTATAACACAGAATGCTCAGAAAGTCAACGAGTACTGTGCCACTTTATGCACTGGCACACTAGGACTTGACTGTGCCCGTCAAATGTGCCATAGGGATTCCGTAACATTCTGATACAATTATTGCGGAGCAGGGTGAGTGTCGAATAGTTTATAGATCCTACCCCGAATCTCTTATAACCCTATTATAGGGCATGAGAGGAAATTGTCAACCACTTTGTAAGCATCAGTGTGCCACTTTAAGAACTGGCACATGGCCTGTTGTTTTGTGCTTTCACGGTACTATAATAAGAACATAACAAACACAGGTAACACACATGAGAAAAATCGAATCAGACATGAACGCTGCAATCCGCAACCGCTCTGACTTTCGCTCATCAAACACTACTGTAGAGAACGCTTTCAACTCCGCTACAAACCAGATGGAAGCAATCGTAAAACTTCATGGCAACCACATTGCGACTGTAACCAATGATACACTGGTACTCTTCGATGGCGGTTGGCAATCTAATACAACTAAGAGCAGACTTAATGCACTTATTAATGAATTCACAGACGGCACACAGAATGGCGTATTTCAAAAGAACTGGTCCTGGTTCGTAACTGCTTCTGGCATTACTCATGATTTCGCTGATGGGTTCGAGTTGGCGGTTGCTTAACTGGCACATAGGGGGCACTATTGCTCCCTTTTTTCTTTTATAATGGACCTAATCAAACAAACACACATGGCAAACAACATCAAACAACAAACACGCTTAAAGACATCATCTGGCAGAGTAGTCACATATACGGTCCTAAAGAGAAGCAATGCTGGTGCCACAATGGCAAGGCGCTCATGGAATAACGCTGCTCCTAAAGGCAGTTTCATGCACAATGGCATGGCAGTACACGCTGCTAGTATAAACACAGGCAGCAAGGTAAGTAAAGCAATCTAGTGCCACTTTGGTAACTGTCACATAAGGGGCATACATTACCCCTTTTTTAATGTACAATAAGAACATAACAAACAAGGACCAATTATGTTCACAGTATTAGACATTAAACTAGACTTTACACAGTTCCCACACTTTGACACACAGGACCAAGAATATGCCACGGAGTTATGCCTAGGCGAATATGAGGCACTCGACGTGCTAAACGTGGTCCACAGAGTAGAGGAACTCTTTAAGTTTCCAGTACTTGAGGCGATTATATCATATAACGGTTATAATGTTCACGTTAATAGGACAGTTTAACAACTGTCACATGGCCTCACATATGTGGGGTCTTTGTGATTATAATAAGTACATAACAAACAAACACTTTTGCCTTATGTCTACTCGTAACCTAATCGGAACACCTTACACAGGTTTAACAGAGGATCAGAGAGACAACCTAAACACACGGTTGTATGATCTCATTAACTCATTAGAGTATAACGTAGACAAGTCCGATCTAGTAGATGCACTTAGGACTAACTTAATGTGGTATGAGATGAATTAGAGAGGGGGGGGGACACTCTCCCCACCTTTTGCCAGGGTTTTATTATGTTTTATAGCGGGTTATAAAAACCGATAAGTCCCTAACCTACAACGAACCAAAATCGAGAGCTATATATTATTCGTATTCAAAAAATTTTGAGGATATAAAAAATGCCCCAGAGGTTGAATGTTATAGGGGGATGACATAAGTAGTAATACATGGTATAATTAAAAGTAAATACAAATGGCACAACCAAACGACGAAGACATGCCCGTATACCAAGACTACGAGATTCGTATTAATCTAAACGAACTCATTGAAAAGAGAATCCCCTGTTGTGACTTACTTCATCCAGATCACTGTTTAACGGAGAAGCAAGTAGCAGAGATTGCACATGATATCCGTATGGATCTAAACCTTCACCCTATCTTTCAACAAGTAGATACTCATATCATGAGATATATTGAGGCTGCTAAGATTGATAACAAAGAGCATTGGGTAGAAGAAAGGTTGAATGACCTCCCTGACGAATCTGGCATTGACATGTTTTAATTATGGCAATTTACAATGAATCCTACATCAGAATTAATCTGAATGAATTGGTTGAGACACGAGCAGACGTAGTGAAAGAAGAGTTAACTGATGATGAGAAAGTCATTATTGCTCGTGAACTAGCGGATACTCTTACATGGGATACTCTCTACTATATGGTAGATGGAGCAATACTTGACTATAAGGGTAAGCCTAGAGTAAAATATGGAGACACTGCGAATGAAGCTTGGTTACTAGAGATCGAGCGCAATAAGAAGTGTTTTAAAATGGTAGAGTTACAAGGAGGATCATGGACAATCCAAGTACCAATGAGAGTGAAGGGTTAAAGACTTATCACATCTATTATGATAATAAGTGTTTGTTTAAGAATCTAGATCAGGAAGAGTTTGATGTCATCTGGGGCAGAATCTATAAGTCGTATCATACAGATAGTTTGTCGTATGCTGTCATTACAGGAGATATGAGTACAGAGGAGTCTTCGTATTAATGCACCCACTTGATCATCTGGAGGACTTTACGAATGATTGGATTGCTCATCTACAGGAGCCTGATCCGATTAGTCCTGACTATAAGGGACCTCGTTGTCCCTTTGCAAAGAAAGCGAGAGATGAGAATCGTCTCAAGTTTAGAAAGGTATATGACTATTTCTCTGCATATGACTTCTGGGAAGTTGTGTCAGAGGAATGTGATAAGTTTGATGGCAGTCATGATGTAGTGATTGTTGCTGCACATAGTAATCAGAATATCATTACTCCAGATATTATGGGTGGCGGTGTTGATGCTCTGAATACTTTCTTAAACTGTAAGGGGAAAGACTTATGGTTACTTACGAAGGTTGATCAGTTATTTACAATCGTTATGGTTCAAAAAATTACCGCGTTAGACGACTCTGCCAAACTCTTAGCAAGTAAGGGATATTATACGACACGTTATAGTGAACAACAAATGGAGAAGGTAGTCACTGGTCGTAGAAAGTATCGGGATAAGTTACATGGAGTGTAAGAGTCTGCCGAATCAGGGATACGTTCAAGGTGTCCTAAAAAAATCCGAACGTGACTACCTCTGGAGTCTTATCGGAGATCTTGATGACAATGATAAGACTGGTTTTCAAAAGCAGTTAGATGATGAGGATAACTACTTTGCAAATACTGTATTGTCTTCATACTGTCAAGAGTATATGAATACCTATGGGGTGCCATATCTTGCGAATACTACTCATAGTCATAACTTTTGTATGAATCGTTTCTGGGCTAGAGTATCTTTAGATGGAGACTATCAAAGCATACACGATCATCAAAGTGTGTTTACGTTTGTAATCTGGTTGCAGATACCTTTTGATGGTAACAAAGAAAGAAGTCAACAGCCAGGGTTTCGACCAGAAGCAGGCGACTTTGTATTAGTGTACACGGATATAACTGGAAGAATACAAAAGAAGAATTTCATACTGACACCAGAAATGGAGGGAACGATACTTGTTTTCCCAAGCAGTATAAATCATATTGTATACCCTCATTATTCAACAACTGATTATCGGGTTTCTGTAGCTGGAGATATCTCGTTATGTTGAAGTGAAAAATTATAATGTATAGATAGGTTAAATGAAACAAACCATAGACATGAATGTTGAATTGGATACTAAAGCATTAGAGTACATCTACGAATCCGTTCAGTTCCGATTAGAGAACGACACACATTTATTGTATCATCCAGACATTCGCAAAGACTTAGAGGATATGCTTGCAGAATGGGAAGATGAATACTTATAATGTGTATATCGGTGAAGCCC